AACAACAAATCATCACCAAGTATACAGGTTTTATTAACCTTCATGTACTGGACAAAATCAATACCAGCACGTATAACGGCATAAGCCAAATAAATTAATGAGGCAATACAATTATCATAAATAGTATTACGTGACCCACTAGGATTACCGTGCTCCTTAAAGAACACCTTACCTGTGGGATCAACTAAATGGGTGTTTATCATATGCCAATAAGCACGATGGACCAACTCAGGGTTAGTCGACAATCGAGCTCGTATTTGAGCAATAGCAAACATGACCTTATCGCAAATAGATCGGTCAAAATGCTTTCCATCAACCTCCATGTAAAAATCAAAACCATCATGTTCATCACAAAATTCTGTGAAACCACCATACTCGAGAGCACGACCAACCTCAAATAAATCGGATTGGAGCAATGCCTCATTTTGGTCATAAAACAATGACGTTTGAAACATGAGAAAAGGTAAGTCAAACATTTGAATCGTTCGAACATCACCATTATTCACCTTCTTGGCTTTTAACACCTCATTTTTAGGAAAAACATAACACCATGGTATCTTATTCGGATTGTGAAAATATTCAGTATAATCACCACGAACACGTTGCATATCATCTGAGAGTGCTTGCCATTTACAATCATACAGCTTCATATACGGGAAGCCGGTAGATGTCTGCATACACAAATCAGTAACAGATTGTTCAAAAGAATTAACACCACAAACGGGTACATCCTTAGATATTAATTGAAACACTTGTTCTACAGCTTTCTTAAAAGCCTCGGGGCAAAAGCCATCCATACGAACTGGTTCAAGAAAAGGAACTAAACTCTTTCGAATATCATCATGTTTTATAAAAGGATACGCATAAGTACCATTAAGTTGAAAAATTCCAGGGACCTCATCTATAGGAGGTTTAAATTTTGGACAAGGTTGAAAATAATCAAACCGCCCTCTCGTCTCATCATAGGATATTGGAAAATGATTAAAATCAAAATTATCCATCATATCCGTAGAGACGAGAGGTTCCTTTAATTTAAAGGGATCTTCCCCGCCTCATTCAATCGCTTACGGATCGTACATAGAGGTAGGAAATAACCCATAGCACCACCATTCTCACGATTATCACCAGCACAGTGAATTCCGAGGACAGCAGCACCCTGGTTCGCATTAATCGTGGGGTTTAAAACAACTATTCCACCACAATCACCAAAATCTGCAGAGACACCATACACTCCTTCAGAGTTCATTGTCCCTTCATGGATCACTTCACCAGTAACCAAGGTAACAGGTTTAACGCCGACAACAGTCGACATCGTTGCTTTCGAAAAAGCCACTTTAAAACCAACATCTTGGTACGGTATCGCATAAAAATCCGAATAGGGAACACTTGGGTGTCCTAAGTGCTTTTTATATGTTGACAAATTGAGTCGTACGCCATTACAATAAATCTCTTTATCGCCGCGTTGTTCAATAACATGATCTAGCACTATTAAATGTTGATTCTCCTTAAACCCCCAAAAAATTTGCTCACCATTACAATCAAGAATAGGAACATTATATTTGGAAGAAAATGCAGTCGGAGACCATGACAGGAAGAAATTTTTTCCGTGGGGTTGGACCTCAACGTCGTCATCAACGACGGACTCATCCAGTCCACCCTTAGCACATTTTAAACAAAACCTGTACCTTCCCGGAACTTGGGCACTACACCCATTAGTGGCGCACTTATGCTTTTCAGACTCTTTACGCTCTTTATTTTTCTCCCTTTTAAGTTTTTGTGTGTGGCATGTGTAACAAGTCTCAAAACCGATTTTCATCTTCTTCTTATTGCACTTAGGGCAAATTTGCTTACCAGATGACGATTGCTTTTCAACAATAATCGGATGCTTAACACTAGCACAATTTTTAATACACTGAGCACAATGCTTTGCATTCTTAACAAGACCATTACAAGGTCCAACGAATCCTTTCAAAGCACCAGAACCATCAAGACACAAACAAGACTCAGGGGCCTTGGAATTAACACCCTGTGCAACTATCTTTGGACGTTTTTCTTCAATCCATTTCCACGCATCTTCGAGACTATTTCCATCTAATTGTAAATCAATTATTCGATCGTAAGCCTCATTCCATGCATCACGATAGCTCCCATACTGTTCAATGGTTATTATGTTCTCTTGATATTGTTTCCACAACTCATTTTCTTTATTATGTCTACCAATCAAAAGATCAGCTTCACCATATTCATCAGTTGTCAATATATATCGCTCCATATCTTGTTCAGGCAATCCCTCATCACCAGAAACGTGCTTCAAATTTTTCTTCGCATGCTGGCGGCGGTGTTTAGCCTGTGGCATAACCTTATACTCAACAGATTTCTCAATCCGACAGTATTTTTTATAAGCCACATACAAAACAGTCGCAACAGATATTGCTAACCCAGCAGCTATGCATGCAGTAGAAAAACGCACATCAAATATACCAGCGGCTTGCAAAAGCTCAACTGAACATGCGCGAGCAGCACCAATTGCAGTGGCCAATGAATCGGGGAGTCGAAAAACTCTCTGAGATACAGCAGTCATCTCAACCCATTTCTCATTCACCTTAGCAAATATCCAAGGAGTAGCACATTCATTCGCACAGTGCCATAGCTTATGGCCAGAATCATATCTGGCATTTGCATTACATCGGCACCGAGTTTCCGGTTGGTAACTACGAGAAAGCACGGAAATACTATCACGTATCGCTTTCCCAACAAGCTCCCACCACTGGATTCTTCGTGTATTATTGCGATCATCAAAATATAGCAATTTTAACAATGTCAAACCAACATTGGCATATTCATCTAGTTTATCGATCGTAGATAACAAACTTCCTTGGTATGTCTCCGCTGGAATGAATTTGCTATAAAGATAGTCATACCATGTTTTCAATTCTGGTTCCTCTTTCAATGCTTTCTCTACCATCTCTGGCTGATCACGCATATAGGAATTTATAAATTCCAATTTTGCAGAAACCTCAACTGGCATTTCCTTACCATCATTCAATCGCACGGTTTTATGTGTCCATTTGCACTTAATGCATCCATGAACACAACAACAATCACAATCTCTACCACGACCATCTCTCGATCTTCGGGCGATTTTTGCATTTTCTTTCATCGTCAAGTCACTTTGAGGCCTTAGCGGTTGCAAAAAACCACTGCTCAACTCATTGGGACTATTCGACGGAACGAAATGGACGTCAGCGTTTTGACGCTCCAATTTCGGTGGCATATATCCACTCGGAATCTCTTGTACAGATCCTATTCCTGAATTATTATTGACATTACAATTAGCAAGAGCAATGTTCTGAATGCGCGTCCAATCTTTTTCCAGCATGTCCTGCGCATCATACGAGCATTTTATACCAGCGATTCTAACATCACCAGGTTTCTCTTTTGTCAACTGTTCACGTGGAACATCCGACTCATATTTTCCATCATCCCCTTCGCTTCCGCTTTGGAGTTGTACCTTAGAGTCAGCTTCAACCTCACGTGCACGTCTTTCTTGAATACGGTTCTTCCATTCTTGGGGGAAATTGTTGTTTCTATTACGAAATATCCTATCCCATAAAAT